CTTGTAAGGTTTCTTCTGATGACTCTTCACAAAGTATAACAGTCATAAAGTCAGGAGTTGATGATGCCTTTAGGAAAACACTATTGGGCCTTTTGTCATACATGAAGCAAAACTCTTATCCTTATATGACTGCATGTCAGAGCTATGAAAAAAGCACCAGTTTCTCACTGTCTGGACTAGAGGAGTTTAACTCCATAACTATAGCTGGCAACAATGTTTGCTCTGTACCAATAAAGTTTTGCGAATCTGCCATGAGAACATCCTCAATTAGTAGGCTTGAAGGAAGATTTGACACATACGCTACAAACAGACAGCAGCTATTGGAAAACTCAGGATCAATACAGCTGACGGCAATGTGTCAACTTGCACAAGCACATTTACACTACCTCATGATGGGTAGCAACACATCAAGGCTCTTTGGTAGTTTCTCGTCTCATCTGGTCACAAAACCACACCCTTCAAGAGGGTTCTTCCTATTTGAGCCAGATGTCGCATGTGGCCTCCTTGGTCAACAGTTTGCTAATTTCCTGTCATTGGAGAATGAAGAGTGCTCTAAGATACATTCTTCTCTTCTGGATAAAGAAATGGTGGAGCTAACATCTTCTGGCACAATAATTAGCAAGGTATTTTTGACATTCGGCCAGGGGAAAAGATTAAGAGAGTTCAGAAGGAGATGCAGATTTGACCCAGACAAGCTAATAGAATACTTCAGTGAGAATCCAAGCCTGTTCTTCAGAAAGCCTTATGATTACGAAGAAGTCAAGAATGTCATTAAAGCCAAACTAATGTCGAACTCACTGGCAGACTCATTCATGTTTAGCACAGACTCATCTTTGCACACTGCAAGTGTTTACATGATGCAGACTCAATGCATGAGCAGGGGTGTTGAGATCACGGACCCTGAAGATGAAACTAAAACAAAGATGGGCACTGAGAAAGTTTCCATGTACCGTATTGCATCAGAACTGGTCGATTCAGATCCTCTAACAGCAAGGCAGAAATCAATACTTTTCCCAAATTGGAGGCTGTTGTCTACTGTGAAAGAGAAAATTGACATGCTAAAAATTAAATCTAGAAACAGCTTGACTAACAACAAAAGGACAAAGATTAAATTCTTGAGTATGTCATTGCCTAGAACAGACAGTCTTACAATCACTAGTCTAAAAGATGCTGTTGCTGGGAAATGGTTTGGGATTACTAGAAACCATAGTTTGGAGGCTTGTAGAACATCCTTTGAAACGTACAAAGAGTCTTTTAAATGGCTGAAAGACACTTACTCAGAATCATATGGTAAAGGATCTCCTTTTGAGTCAGGTTTCACACTTCTCAATTTCATATCATCATGTGTGACAACTAACAAATCAGTTAAGCTGCTGACTACTTCTAGAGGAGCACTTGGGCTGTCTGAAAGTTTGGTTGATGTCATAAAGTCCAGTCAGACAACCACTAAATCAATGTATCTTGAAGAGGACAAAAGTGATAAAGATGAGGATCATGATGTGTATAACTCAACCGGTGATTTTGGCAGAGAGAAGATAAGTCTACTTATGCTTAAAGAACTGCCTGATTCAAAGTCTAGAGACAAAACTCAGCTAATGAAAACTATTTTGAGAACAGAAACTGATCCAGATGTTATAGAAAACAAGATGAAAGGGTTGAAGTTTATGTCTGAGAGAGATGCAGAGCTTTTACTAGCAGTTGCAATATCTCACAACATAAGAGTTAGTTTTGAGACTCTCCTGATTGCAAAAAAGTCTAGTAGTTGTATTCTTTACATCAAGGCTCAAAAGAGGGACAAGAGGGGTAGGTATCATGGTGAGGGGCTAGCATACATAATAAAACCAGGAAAAACGCTTAGGGCAGTGAAAGTTTCGTGGGACAGAAAAGGCTATGCAACTATATTTGGAAGGAAATCTGACTTACTATCGGATAGTATAAAGAAATCTTACAGAGACTTGAACATACATGATGTCCCAAGGGTGAAGAGAACTGATGGACATTACTACTCAAGTATCGGCTTTTCTGATGTGATGGGCATAAACTATATTGACTCTGACGTTCAGCTACCTGATCTGAATAGAGACATCGACGTCAACTGGAGAAGCGGGACAATTAGGTTCATAGACACAACAGAAGGTAGTAGTGTAGGAATAACCCTTTTAGATCTTAGCCATTTAATGTCTGATTATGGAGTCAGGGTTAACACTGGCGATAAGTTTGTAGACAATTTTCTATCAAACACACCACTGGACATCAATGACTACAGCGCTCTAATAAGAAACTTGCCTGAAGAAGACAAAGATCTTGCAAAGAGGCTCTTCAACAGATTTTTAGAAAGTAACAATGTCAGAGTTGGTTTTAGAAATGATCTAGGTGTTTGTAGAGAGGCTGAGTCGAGCTCGTTTGCTGATGAGTCTGAGGATGAACTTGAGTTTGACTTTGACATTAATGTTATTGATGATGTTTTGGTGAACATGGAATTTGAAAATGATCAGGACATAATGAATTACACTGAAGATTTTTTGGCGTTTGATGAGGAAGACATTGACATTGACCTTCTAACAAATAGAGCTAAAACACAGTATAAAGGCATGAGGGTGTTAGAGTTTAACAAGTTCTTCAATAATTTGCAGAGTAGCCTTCCTAGTGCAGAGCTATTGTCAAAGCTAAAAAGGTGGTCAGAGATGAGTGAGGCTGACAAAATGGAAAACTTCAACTTAATTATTGAAGTGCCTCCTGTCTACCAGTTCATTTCCAGCTTGCTCTAAACATTTTACTATTAAAGTTTGATGTTTAG